CACACTGCTTGCGACATGACACATAAACAAAGACTTACCAACACCAGTGCCAGCAAGAGCAATATTGAGTGTTTTATTTGGAAGGCCACCCTTTGTAATCTTGTTAAAGAATTCAAGGTCAAATTCAATCTTTTCTTCTTTTTTGTTATATAGATCAAATCTTTCTGCATAGTCTTGTAAGTAATCATGTCCTACATGGTTATCAAAACTTACAGAAAGAGCATCAGACAGGATGGATGGGATGGCATCAGGTTGCTTCTTATCATCCTGCCCATCTGCAATAGAAATAGATTCCATGAGTGCCATATAGATGGCACGCTCTCTACACCACTTCTCAGTGGTATTTTCCAACCACTCCCTTTCTGCAGGTTCATCATCAAGGTAACTGATTAGTTTAGAAATTTCTTGATAAGAAGTATCATTGATATCCTTCCTCTTCTCTACCTCAATACCCAGAACTTCCTTTGAAGGAACTTCATTGTATTCAGATACAAAAGACATGATCTCCTCAAATACAATCTTTTGATTGTAGTCTTGGAAATATTCTGACTTGATAAAGGGAATAACTTTTCTTAGATACTCTTCATTATGTAAAAGGTTCCTGAGAACCAAAAATTCAATTTTATCCATTAACTACCATAAGAGAATTCTTCTTTTGCAATTGCATCAAGTTTTTCCATCACTTCATCTGTGAAGTATGACTCTGGATCTTTGTAGATTGCTTTGGCATAGACTTTCTTACCATCTATCTCATAACGACCTGCCACATTTTTCCAGAGACCACCAATCTCTCCCAACTCAAGAAGACCATAATATCTATCAAGACCACGCTCATCGTAATAAAGACGCACCTCAACATTTTTGTTCTCCTTGCTTAGACGCGACTTAGCAGTCTTAGCTTTGATAATGTTGCCAACAATTTCTGTTCCATCCTTTTCTTTCTTTTTGCTGAGATAAATGATTGAACTTGCTGCATACTTGAGGCCACTGCCTCCTCCCATTTCCTTTGTAGGTACATAAGACCCAATAACATCGTAGGTGTGATTAGTGACAATCATTGGGATGTTTGCCTGACCCAACTTCAGGGTGAGCATTCTGAATGCTCCCTTAACAAGTTGAGATTTTGTCATGTCTCTAACTTGCTTGTCATCTAATGCATCTCTGATCTCTTTTTCAGTGGATAGCATACCCAGTGAATCAAGAACAAAGATGCAAGGTTTACGTTCCTCTTCAGGTTTTTTCAAGTATATATCAACTGCCTTCAGAGCTTTAGTTCTAAACTCTTCAATTGTAACAACATTGACAATAACAGTCCTGTTGGTATCTACACCCCTTGACTCAAGAAGGGACTTATTAACTGCTGCTTCTGTGTCAAAGTATAAACAGTACCCATCAGGATTGCTATCAAGAAAATTTTGAACAACAGCCAAAGAAAAGAAGGTTTTGCCAGTGCTAGACTCACCAGCAATGGCAGTAATCTTATTCCCAGATACACCGCCAAATAAACTCCCTGAAACAAGTCCATTAAAAATGTACGAACCTGTGTCAACATACTGTTCAGTTTCGTCAATATCTGCTGCCAGTTGGGTGTATTCACCACCAACCTCCTTTACAATCTCTTTTAAAAAATCCATTACAGTACAAATCCAAATTGTTCACGAGCAATCTTCTTGTAGGGACCACCTGGGTTGGCATCCCTAATCTCTTTGATCTTCATCAATTTTTGATACAAAGCAGCATCTCCACCAAGGCGTAGAGCACTGACAATTGTAGCAAGTTCTTTGTCATTAATGGGTAGGTCCATTATCCAAAAAATAGTTCTAGGTTTACAACTTTCTCAACATTCCAACCAATAGCATCAAGAATGACTTTGACAGGCTCCAAGAAGGCTTTGTCAAATTGTAGGTCATAGTCAATGTACTTGTCAACACCCAGTTCCATAGGGAAATCCTGAATGAATGAGATAACATTTTCTCTAATTGGATTTGCTTTTTTCAGGTAGAGAAACTTAATCTTCTCCCCATTGTTGATGAGTGAATATTTAGTATCAAGGTGCTTCTCCTTGACATAGTAATTGTAAAGAAGAGCACCTCTCACATGAATAGGTGTTCCCTTTCCATAGATTGTAGCAGAACTCTTGTGTTTATTCACATCACTTACAGTTCTAGGGAAGGCAATATCCTCAGGGGGCATCTTCTTAAACTTTGATCTAGCATCATCAATGAAGTCAATCACATCATCCTCAGTGCCACCCATCATCAGGTTGAGAGCATCCTTAATCATCTTCCTACAGGGCGCAGGAGTGGATGACTTAACAGCCTCAATACCCATGATTTTCAATTTAGGATCTTCATACCTTACACCCTCACTGTCCCAAACATTAAGGATGTATCTTTTCTTTGCTGTCCAGATGCCCCTGTCTGCGATGTTCTCTCTCTTCATCTGCATCTTTTGGGCATATGCATTTACATATGTCGCAAGCTCCTGATAACTCTTCTCAATGAACGGTTCCAACTTGTCTTGGCAGATCTTGTCAAGTATGGTAACAAGTTTAACCTTGTCACCATTGACATTACTAAAAAATTTATCAACAAGAGGTCCGAAATTAATATAGATTGAGTCAGTGTCAGATGCGATAACATAATCTACATCTTCTGTTTGTAACAGATTATTTAGGTATCCATTCATATGGTTTTCAATCCACCTGATGGATGTCTGACCAGACATGGTGATTGCCTCAGCATTAGCAAGTTTGTAATACCTAAAATACTGATTACCAATGGCACCATAAGCAGAGTTAAGAGAGATCTTCTTTGCCATCTGGATGTTATTACACCTGGCAATCTCCTTCTCAAGTGTTTTGGTAGGAGTCTTCTCATACTCTTGCTTAGCAGCAAGCATTCTCTTCTTGAAGATGACCCTCTCTGCATACATCTTCTCCATCAGTTCAGGGAGGAATCCCTTTACATCCTTTCTATACATTGCACCATTGGCACAAACTGCATAGTCCTTGTACATTTCAAAACTTATCTTTTCCTCAAGTATTCTATCCACTGTAGCACTGGGGTGTTTCTCCTCAACCAGTGTTTCTGGTGAGATATTGTACTGCATAATGAGATGAGGATACAGGCTATTAAGGTCAAAACTGACAACCCAATCATACTTTCCTGGTTTCGGTTCCTTGACATATGCGCCTGCAAACTTAGAATCTTTTTCAGACCTATCCTTAGGAGGAATAACAATATTCCTTCTCTTCAAATAGTTATAAATGATAGTATCCCACATGCGAACCTGATACATCACATCCACATAGTTGACTTTTGCAGTATATGCCATAGTCAAGGCAAGTTCAATCAGTTTCATCTTGTCTTCCAAACGGTCAACAAGTTCCACGTCAATAATGTTGTAATCTACAAACTTCTTCCAGTTACCCCTATAGAAATCTTTGAAGGTATTGAACTCACTATGATCAAGTTTCTTCTGACCCAACTCTACCTGGGCTATGTAGTCCAGTCTGTAAGACTCCTGAGCTTTGTAAGTGAACTTCTTATAAAGTTCAAGATAGTCCAGTGTCGTAAGTCCAGCAATATCATAAACATTGAATTTTCTGCCAGAAATGTAAGCTTCATCCTGAGAAACTAATCCCCAAGGTGACAGAAGTTTCATCTTCTTCTCACCCATAATCCTGCTAATTCTTCCACACAGGTATGGGATATCATACAACCTCACATTCCACCCTGTGATGACATCAGGGGTGTTGTTTGACCACCAATATAGGAATGCATTAAGCATTGCCACTTCATCTTCATGGTGGTGATAGGTTACATTCTTCTGTGAGGGAGTATATGGTTTTCTACCCCATGTAATAATCTTCTTTGTAGCATTGTCCTGAATAGAGATAGTCAGCATCTCCTCAGAACAAGATTCAGGATCAGGGAATCCTTCTTCTGCCTGAACCTCAATGTCCATTGTTACCAGAGAGATCTTTGAGATATCAAACTTAATCTCTTCCTCTGGATACTTATCTGAAATATATTGATACACATACCTTTCATTGCCATAGATGGGAAAACCATCCACACCATCATACTTCTTATAAAACTCTCTACAATCCCTAATGGTGCCTGGTTGAATAGGTTCTACATTATCACCCTCTAGTGTCTTCCATTTTGATTCTTTCTTGGACTTGACATAAAGAGTTGGTTGGTACTCTTCCTTATAGATTTTCTTCTGTCCATCTTCATAACCACGAACAAGAAAGTTGTTACCAACCATCTGCACGTTTGTGTAGAACCTCATTCCTTCACCAGACTCTTGTACCTCTCCTCCAGTTTACTATTGGGTTGGGCAATAGTCAAGATCTTGTCTGAATGAATCATGAAGGTGTTCTGTGATGTCACACCTACTAACCATGGAGACAGGGTATCCTTCTCACCAATGACCATGGGTTCAGTTAGTTTGCAATCAGGAGTTCCTAGATCTCCTGAAATCTCCTCAATCTGTGTGAGAAGGATAATTTTGTCAAGAACCAATACCTTAAGATTTTCCATAATAACTCCTAAAAAAATAGGGAGATTCCCTGGATTTTGCCAGAGTTCTCCCTGCGGCGACGATATTCAGTTTTATTTATTAATAAGGAAGAAATAATTCTTCTTCATCATCATCAGTTTCTGATTTTGGTGTTAGTTTGTATGCTCCAAATGCTGAAGCGGTAAGGACTGAGAAGAATGCAAATAGTTCCATTATGGTGTTGTAAAATAGAAGGTATCTATACTAGGGGGACTATTAGGTGAATGTTCTCCCAAGGACCCCATTGATAAAAAGAGTCATTGCAGTCCCAATAGCAAGAGTGGCAACTGTAAGATTCATAAGTTGTCCTCCATGGTACATAATTATATAGAAAAAAGTGTATCATAGTGATACACTTTTGTATCCGTTGCAGCAGAAATCAGTCAGGATATCAGAACCAATTCTTTCTCTTATGTGCTTCTGGTATAACTTTACCAAGTTCTACTACTAAAAGCCCATCCTCAAAGCTAACTGATCTAACTTCCGTATCCTCTGAGAGTGTCCAAGCTCTGGTGAAAGATCGTTGAGCCACTCCTCTATGGAGGTAGTTTGTTCCTCCTTCTTTTTCTGATTCTCTTTTTCCTTCAACGTAGAGTTTTCCGTCTTCTGTGTAGACATTTACTTCTTTCTTTTTAAAACCTGCTAGTGCTAATTCAAGAATTGATTCAGTCTCACTAGTTTGAATCAAATTATATGGTGGGTAGTTTGACGTTTCTTGCACTTTGAAAATCCTGTCAAAATATTCATCCATGCCAATTGAATTACGTGTGATCCTGTCAATTAGTTGGTCAAGATTCGCAGCGTTATACTTCCTGATGTCCAGTTGCATTTTTACTTCTCCTTATTAAAGCGAGATTTGATTGTGTGGACCCATAAGGCATCCACACATATTTATAACATAGATCAAAGAAAAAGGTGGTCGTAATTACCCTTCCTCCTGCTGTTTACCTTTTTTACCAATATTATACTTCTGTTCTAAAGTCCACTCATTCTTATCTCTGTAAGGAAGGACTTTAATTTGATTAAGGGGTGCAATGTCCATGATTGAATCTTCTTTCACCACTGAAATGAGACCCCAATCAGCAAGCAAGCGAGTAATACGATTCCTACGCTGAACATCGTTAATAGTAAGGTTAGCGTATTTACCATCAAGGGCAAACAACTCCTTGAAATGCACTATAAAGTATTTACCCTGCTTGTGCAAAATATGACAGGATTGGTAAAGTTTCTTTTCCTTCCTAGAAGCCACACCAATTCTAGTAAGTGTTTCTCTTACCTTAAGGAAATCATCTGGTTCATTGAGGACAATTTCAATCATTTTGTCCTGTGACCAATGAACCTGGGGTTCAGCAGTTTGAGTCATCTTTTGCCACCAGTGTCAAGTTTTTGTTTAATGTAGTCCAATTGTTCTTTTGATAAGATTTTCAGTGCTTGAGATGCTTTCTCATTATTATAACCATAATAAGACTTGACAAACTCTAGATCTGAGACCTTTTCTTTGCGGACCCAAGGAGAGAATCTCTTCCTCTTTCTCAGAATATTTATATAAAAGTTAAACTGCATATCTTTGTCTAGGAAATGATACTTGTTCATTTCATTAGCAAAAAGCACACAATCAAGATGACCAGACAAACATCTGTTCACAATGTATGGTGGATATTCTTTGATATGTTCAGTCAGATCTTCCTTGGTGAAGTTGACTGCGTTCAACCAATCTTTTAGTTCCATGTATCTTTACTTGATTCTTTCATAAAAATTATCACCCAAACAGAAATCAATCTGTTCCTTATTATAAACTCCAAGTGGTGTTTCTATCAATTCAAAGTAATGCTGATCAAAAACTTCCTCATGAAAGTGAGACCAGTTCCTTTGGAAGTTGGACTTAAGGAATCTGGCATTAGCAGTTCTACCATCAACCACAACAAGAGTACCAGGCAATAGGAAATGCTCAATTGCAAGAATGTCAGCAGACATAGGCAGTCTGTCAGGATGGTTTGTAGTGACTCCTCTTACATCACCAACAGGTGAGAATTGATCTGGTCCATCCAAGTAAATTAGGTCAGGACAAATGTTAGGGAGATCTTCAAAATATGTACAAACTCTTCCATTAAAGGTGGAAACAGAGCAAGGAGAATAGTGGTAATTAATATGACTTGTTTCTGCAGTATTCTTACAAACTTCAATCCATTCTTTATTGTTGTCTACAGAGAAACATTGAAATGGATTACTTCTCCTCAAATTATTTTCAACAAAAGAAGAACATCTCTGCTTGTTTAGATTTAGTGCATGGTCAAATACAATTGAACTTTTACCTACACCAAACTCTAAGATAGTGGTTACATTTCTAGAAGTAACTAGATGATGCAATCTAACCAAATCATCAAGTTCTGGAGTAAATGCTTCTTTCAGATTAGGATCAACAGAGCGAAAAGGTGAGTGTTCTAACTTAGTTTGAACCTCACCATATTCATTTAGATCAATACCTAACAATTCATGGATAGGATTTTTCTGAAGATAGTCTTCATATGAATCAAGATTTGCAAAAAAGTTCATTAGTCTCCAAAAATTTTTTATAATTCAATAGCAAAAGTTCTTTCCTATCTTTCTGCTCACGCATGTATTTACCAACAGATCTCAGTGTATAGGTATGCTCAAACTCAGCAGTATTCCAATTATCAAATCTATTTTTTACCAATTGATCAGAGTTGTATGAGATGAGCATATCCATACTACAATCAGAGCAATCAAGGGCAAATTGGTCATGATCAAATCCCTTGTGCATACTCCCTTTTTTTCCATAAAGACTGTCCTTAATAGCATATGGTGGATCAAGATAGATGAATGCTTTTCTTTCAGATGATTCATCTAGAAGTTCATCATAGGACAGATTTGTAATCTGCCAACCAGTGATAATCTTTTGAAACTCTGGAAGTCTTTCAATACCTCTCATAGTGAAATTGTTCTGAGATGCCATCTTAGAAAAAGATGATGACTCAGTAAGACCTGAGAATGAACACTTGTTGACAATATAGAAAGCACATGCTTTATCAAAATCAGACTTAGTATCATCATTAAGATGTTGCTTACATGAGTTGAAAAGCATCTTGCTTTTGTCAACTGTGTCATGAAATCTTTTAATGGTAGAAAGAAAATTACACATCTCCTTACCATTCTCCTGCAGTTGCTGCCAGAAAATATAAAGTGGTGTGTAAAGATCATTCACCCAAATACAAAGATTAGGATACATCTTGGACACGTGAATTGCTACAGATGCACCTCCAAGAAATGGTTCACGATATTCCTTGTATCCTGTCAGATTAGGGATATGAGGAACAATTTTTGTAAGGGCACGTGACTTACCTCCAGGATAACGAAGAGGAGTTTTCAAAGATTTCATAATTTATCAGAATATATGAATTTCCCAAGAAGGTGCTGGATACCAATAATAATCATCATAATACCTATACCTATTAGGATAACTATGATGCAAGAACCATTTACCATGGTGTCCAGCATCTTTGCCCCAATGAGAGTGCTTATGCCAATGGCAGACATTTTTCCTCTTGTGACAATGGTAGTGCCTATGGATGCCTGTGTTGGGTCTATGTTGATGTCTCTTGCCTAGTGCTGGACCATGTGCCAGGGCAGGAGAGGCAACCAGAAGGGCACTAGCTGCTGCTAGAAGGTACTTCATTTAGTTTCTCCAATACTTGATTAACAGAGTTTGACATTATTCTAAAACCAGACCCAACATAGATCTGACCTGCCACAACTGAAACTGTAGCAATTCCCCAAAAAATATAATACCACCTTGATTTAACTTGATGGCGTAGCTTCTTTTTCTTCATAAGTAATCACAATGCGTTTTTTCACTTCACCTCTTGAATTGACAATTGTAACATACTCAACCTTTCCATCTAAAAGTTGACAGATGTTGTCAACCTGTTGTTTTGCAAGGATTCTGTTTGTTGCTTCTTTCCAAGTTTCTGTCATTTGAATTCACACTCCACCATAATTTCTATTAGACAGGCAAGCATATTTATTTCTTGGTCTGCGACAAAGCTGCTCTGATACTGATACTTAGCAATGATGAGCACAGCAGCAGCAACACCAGCACCTTCAAGGGATGTATAGCAAGCATCATACACACTGCGCAGAAGAACAGTAGGATCATTGTCGAGATTGTCAACGACCCACTTACGGACCTTAGGGAAATCTTTTTCCTTGAGGCATTTGAAGAGGTCATCAGTTTTAACATTAGAAAATGATGCAAGAATACCTGAGTCAATTTTACCACTGGATGAGTATCTCTGTACTTCATTAAGAACACGTCTCCAGTCAGGGAAGTGTTTCTTGATGAGTTCTACCAAGACCTTGTTATCATATTCAACACCTTCTGCATCCAAGATTTCTTGGAGACGTTTGAAGAAGTTTCCAGCAAGTAATTGCTTTTCTTTTCCTTTGAGGGCAAAGTCAATGACTGAGCACCTGCTGTGAAGGGGTTGGATGATTTTGTTTTTGTAGTTGCAGGTGAAGATGAACCTGCAGTTTCCAATAAACTCCTCTGTAAACGCCCTAAGACAGAGTTGTACATCTGGGGTTGTGTTATCTGCCTCATCAATAATGATGACTTTGTGTTTGGCAGAAGAAGATAGCGATACAGTTGAAGCGAAGTTCTTTGCATTGTTACGTACAGTGTCTAGGAATCTACCCTCATCAGAACCATTGATTACATAGTAATCTGATCCCAGTTGCTCACAAAGTGCTTTTGCAACTGTGGTCTTACCACATCCTGGTGGTCCAGAGAGAAGAAGGTTAGGAACCTCCCCCTTATCTAGGAAGTCAAGGAATGTTTTTTTAGTATTGTCAGGAAGAATACACTCTTCAATCTTCTTGGGGCGATACTTCTCAACCCATACAAATTCATCTCTCATAATATTGTTTTGGGAATAAACCAATAGGAAACGGACTGCCAGTATTTTCCAAGCAAATATGC